TCCCAGGAGAAGACCGACCCCTGGTTGCCTGAGCTGTTCCCGACGCGGGACCGTGCGGTCACCGTCGAGAAGGTCGTGCCGCTCTGGGTGATGACGTGGGCGCTGGCCGCCGCGGTGTTGTCGGTCTCCGCGGAGAAGCCGACGTGCACCAGGTCGTTCGTGGTCAGGCCGTTGGACCAGGTACCGGATGCGGCTGAGGGGTTCGCCGCCGCGGTGGTGTCGCTGGCGGTAACCGCGATCGGCGTGGCCCAGGCGCCGGTCCCGGAGGTGTAGACGTCCATGCAGCCGTGGACCGCGGACCCGCCGGTCGAGGCGATGGTGATGCTGCCGGTCTCGGTGCCGTCGAGGATCCGGTAGTACTTGCAGATCCGAGTCGGGCCGGTGTCGGCGGCGTTGGTGCCGGTACCGCCGGTGACATCGGTGATCCGGGTCCAGGCCTTACTCGCGCCGTCCGTCAGGGTGCTGGGGAGGGTCGCAGTGCTGGGCTTGGTTGCGACGGTCAGGATCGCCATGCGGTTCACGGCGACGCCGACGTAGGCGACGGTCGTGGACGTGGTGCCCCGAGCTGCCGCCGTTGTGGAGACGCCCGTCCCCGCTGCAAAGCTGATCGCCACGGTAGCCCTCCATCCTGGGCGGCCGGAGGACTACCGCAGCCTGGGTTCGATCATGCCGGGCTGGCTAGATCAACGACGCGGAGATGCTCGACGCGGCGAAGGACAGCGTGTCCCCTGCGCCGGTCGTCCGCGGCGTGGTGAGCGCGCCGACCCAGGCCCGGCGCGGCGAGCCGGCCGAGTCATAGATCTCGACGCCGGTGACAGTGACCGCCGGCATGGCCGTGAAGGCCACGGTGCCGGAGTTGACGGCGACGCCCGCGGAGGCCGCGGCCATCACCAGGCTCTGCCGGGCGTAGCTGCCGCCGACGACCTCGGTACCCGCGGCGGTATTGCTGCCGTTGGCGGTCATCAGGGCGAGCTTCATCGGCGTGGTCGGGGCCGTGTAGGCCGCCGTGCCGAAGGACGCGTCAACGAGCCGGCTGGATTCGGCGAGGACGAGGTTGTTGGCCATGTCAGCCGTTCTCCTTCCGGACCTGGGCGTCAGACGGCGGGGTGTATCCCGGCAGCTTCGCGTTCGGGCCGGTCTTCAGCAGGTGGTCGCGGAGCTGGTCGCCCTTCGCCCCCTTGGCCGCGGCGATCTGCTGCTCGCAGACCTCACAGCCGGTTGCGATCACGTGGCAGTCCATGTGCCATGTGACCTCGGATTCGTCGCCCACGTAGACCACGTGGCGCGGGTGGTCATCGGTCTTCGTGCACCCGATGCAGGTGCGCGTGGGGTTGGTCATGAGGTCCTCGTTTCAGGCTGGGTCGAGAAGCACCGTCCCGGACAGCGGATGGGGGCCGCCGCCCGGGACGGGCCGATCAGATGACCTTGGCCTCTTCGCAGGCCTCGATGATCTCCTCGCGGCCGGCGTTCGCGGGGTAACTCACCTTGTGGTAGTCCGCGAACGCGCGCCACGCGGCAGCGCCCGAGCCAGCGCCGGACCGAGGCGGCACAGGTACCGGCTCAGCCTTGGGCTCGACGGGCGTCTCCGGCTCCTCGACGGGCTCGGGGGCAGCGGGCGCCTCCGGCTCGACGGGGGCCGGCGGCTCGACTGGCTCCTGGGCCGGGGGAGCGCTGGGCTCCTCCGGCTCCGGGGCATCCGAGCCCTGGGGCGACGCGGGCTCGGCCGGAGCCTCGTCCTCGTCGCCCCACACAGCAGGGTTAGTGATCCGCGCGACGAGGTGATCCGGCGGCGGGTTGATGTAACCCGGGCCGTACACGCCGCCGTCCATGACCACCACCGCGGTCAGCTCGCGACCCATGATCTAGAAGATCGTCGCGGTGAGCAGCTTCTCCGGCGCGGCCAGGACCGGCATGCCGATCGCTGCCACGTGGGTCCAGGTGCGGACCGGGTCGCCGGAGCGGGTGACCGTGCCGACCAGGCCGGGGGCCTGGGCGAAGGTCAGCTGCGGGTTGTTCATCCCGACCAGCTCCAGGGCCTCCGCGGTGATGCCCCAGAACGTGTTGCCCAGGGACGCCGGGTTGGCCGGGAGGTAGATCATCTTGTTGACCGGGATGACCCGGGTCGAGACGTCCGCGTAGGTGAAGACCTGCGTGTTGTACTCGACCAGCTGCGGCAGGTCGTTCGCGTCGAGCAGACCCGCGAGCTGCGCCCGCGTGATGACTGCCGGCGTGCCGCCCAGGGTCGCGAAGTTCGACCGCACCGACTCGTTGCGGAGCATGTGGCCGATCGCCTGACGCGAGGTCAGGGCGAAGGCCGGGGGCTCGCCGGCGTCGTCGGTGTAGAGGTCGGCCCAGTCACGCATGTCCTCCAGCGGGTCGCTGGTCGCGTGGTCGCTCCAGAGGACCGGAGCGGTGGGCAGGTGGGAGCCGGCGACGCCGAAGTCCGCCTCGATGCCCTTCAGGCCGTTCTCCCCCGAGAGGGTGAACTTGCCAGTCGTCAGGACCTGGCCACGGGCCAGCTCCATCCGGGCCAGCACGGCCTGGGTGTTGATCTGGGCGTCGTTGTAGAGCGCCTGGATCAGGGCTGCGGTGTTGTCACCGCCGGAACGGAGCATTTCCAGCCGAAGCCGCTCCTCTTCGCCCACAAGGGTCTTCTGACCCAAAGGGGGCAAAGCGACGCGCTGCCGCTGGAAGTTGTCCCGCTGGCCGATCGGCGTCTCGGCGTCGTAGGCGCGGAACATCGCGGCGCGGTTGCGCCGGAAGGCCGTGGTGAACGCGGCCTCGATGTCCTGGATGTTGCGGTCCGGCAGCCACGTGTTCAGCGTGAAGGTGGCCGGAGCCGGCAGCTCCCGGATGAATCCGGTGAGAACCGCGGGCTCGATCAGGTCGAAGTTCAGCATGAGTCAGTCCCCGATCAGGCGATGTAGATGATGCGACCGGCGACATCCGTCTGGCCGTTGGTGTCGACACCGTGACCAGTCGGAAGCTTGGACAGACGCACCTTGCCGTGGCTCAGCAGAGCCGCACCGATGTAGTCGGCGCCGCCCTTGAGGGACTTGGTGGTCATGAGGTGGCCAGACATGGTCTGACGGCCGTCGGATGCGGCGTTGTCGTACGGGCCGTACATGCCCTGGGTCGCGCCGTTCGCGGTGATCTGAGCGATGGCGACACCGGACGGGATGTAGCCGTCGGTGTAGAACGGCTTGCCCGAGAACAGGTCGGTCACGAGGGTGATGGTGTCGGTGGACTCGACACCGTGACGGCTACCCAGCCAGGAGAAGTTCTCCGGCGCGTAGGGGCCGTCCGTCCGGACACTGAGGTCCATGAGGTGCTCCTTCGATGAAATGGCGCCCGTCGCCGAAGCGAGGGCTAGAAGTTGCCAGCCAGGAAGTTCTGTGCCTGCTGGCGGCCGAGCGCGAGCTTGTCGAGCGGGGCCGCGGGCTGGTTGCCCTGACCGAGGTCCGGCCGCGGCAGACCCGTTGCGGGCTGTGCGGGCTGACCGGGGACGGGGAGACCGGTGGGCAGCGCTCCCGGGGTGGCGGGTGCGGCGGGCGCCGTGGCGGCAGGAACCGCGGTGGCCGGAGTGGCCGGGACCTGGGCGGGGGCGACGGTGTCGACGAAGGCGGTCACCTTGGCGGCGTCCACGCTGCGTCCGTCTGCGCTCAGGAAGTGCTGGTGGTTCAGGTTGGCGGCGAGAGCCTCCACCTGGTGCGGCTGCAGGCGGGTACCGAGACCCGCGCGCACGTGCGCATCGACGAGCACGACCGCCGCCTGGGCGGAGGCCTGCCCGTACCCCTCGGCGCGAGCGGCGGCGATGCGCTGCTCGACGTCGGTGGCGTTCGCGGCCGACAGCTTGTCGAACTCCTCGGCCTTGGTCTTCAGGGCGTCGTAGTCGCTGCGGCCCTTGGCTCGGGCCTCCCACTGGCGCGAGTACCACTTGTAGTACTTCGCCTGCTCGGCGTCGGTCATCTCCGCGAGCGGCTTGCCCTCGGGGTAGTCCTTGCCGTTGCCGTCGCTGATGCCGTCCGGCTCGCCGGCGGCCGGCGGCTGGGCGGTTGCGGGCGGTGTGACGGGGGCCGTGGGTGCGGTCCCGGGCTGGGCCAGTGCGGTCGCGACTGGAGCGGTCAGGCCGGGAACGGCCGCCGGCATGGCGCCGGGGATCGTCGTCGGCAGGACCGGCTGGGGGTAGGGGGTCGTGGCCACCGGCTGCACCGCGGGTGCAGGCTGCCCCTGAGCGGTCATCTGCGCGGCGAGGAACGCCGCGAACTGGGCCGGGTCGACGGCCTGCGGCGCCGGGAGAACGCTGCCACCGGCCTGGGGGAGCGCGGGGACGCCCTGGTTGGTCAGCGCGAACTGCGGCTGCGGCAGGACGCCGGCCGTCATCGTGCCGGTCGGGAGCTGCTGGCCTCCGGGCTGCGCCGTGGCGGGCAGCGGGGGCAGAGCGTTGCCGTTCGGGGTGATGAGGCCGGGGATGTGCGGGGTGGCAGTGCTTTCGGTGGACATGACTCTCCCATGGCGGGTTGTACGGATGCGCCCATGGCGGGCGTGACCCCACCGGTGGTGGGGAAGATGTGGTTAAGCCCAGGCGGGCGTCGCGGTAGTACTGCTACGCTGCCGACATGAAGATCGACGAGGGTCAACACCTGCCGCTCGATTACCGGCCGGCGGGCGAGCCGCGCTGGACCGTGCCGGCCGATGTCTGTGACACCTGCTCGGACTTCCCGCAGGGCCAGCTCGTGCCGGTGTCGTTCTGCCCGACCGCGAGCCTGCGGACCCAGGAGCTGTACGACTTCCTGAGTGGCGGGCCGCGACCGGACTGGGCCTAGCTAGGCCGCCGGGATCCGGGCGTTGACCTCGCGGATCTTCTGCCGGTGCCACTTCTCCGCTTCGGAGGTGTCGATGCCGGCGGTCTTCTGGTTGAGCAGTCGCTCCAGGTCTTCCTGCAGCGTCTCCAGCTGAGCCAGTGCGCGCTCGGCGGGGTCATCGCTCTTGGTCTTCGAGACCTCTCGCGGGCCACGGAATCGCTGGGTGGGATTGACCAGCCAGGGACCCAGCTCTCCGTGCTCTACGACCTCGACGCGGATCAGCTTCAGGGCGTCGCGGCCGGTGCCGCCGGCCTGCTTGTAGATCCGGTCCAGGTCTTCGCGGTTCAGCCGGAAGCCAGGGTCGTCTTCGGCGCCGACCGCGACGACCGTGCAGCGGCAGCGCGCGTGGATCGGCATCAGGTCTTCGTCGCGGTAGACGACGTCGGCCGCGATGACGCAAAGGCCGCACGGCGGCTTGCCGGAATCAAGCTCTGGGTGCAGCACCCGGCGGTATCCGCGGGTGCCGCTCGGCTTGCGCTCGCTCATGAATCGCTGCGACTGCGCGCGGTCGGCGAGCATGACGTCGGTGTCGGCGACGATCCGGGCGCGCTGCTGCACGTAACGCCGGGCGCCGGCGTCGTCCATCAGTCCGGACGAGACCCGGTAGCGGTACGCGTCGGCGAACCGCCCGTAGACCTTCCCGGGCTCGACGCTCGTGATCGCGTTCTTCGCGCGCTCGATGTTCGCCAGCTCTTGCTTGGTCAGCGCGGGGCCGGCGCCTTCGTCTGA